TGATATGTGCCGCTTAGCAGTATCAATGGCTTGATATAGATATATAATAGATAGGGATAGATAGGGATAGATAGGGATAGATAGGGATAGATAGGGATATGGGTACATATGGGCAAGAGAGCGGCAATGTGGAGAAACTAATAGACGGGGATAGACCTACCCTCTAAAAGAGTAGTATTTCCAATCCATGCACTTATGCCTATAATGCCCTTAGAATGCCCTTAGAATGCCCTTAGAGTGTCCTTTACCACCACAAGTGGAGAAATTAATGCTTTAGTATAATTTTCTTTAGCCAGAAACTAAAATAAAATTTAAACCAAGGAAGGCAATAAACTCCAATAAGCCTGATGAATACTGGGTTTTAGGGTGGAGAAACTAAAAGCCTGGTAAAACTTGACAACACTTGACAACACTTGACAACACTCTATATAATATGCTATAATGAAGTATAGGATAAATTAAGAGACAAGGATATTCTTTGTCAAACCTAATTATTCTTATTAGTCAGGCGACAAGACCTTAAAACGCATATAACCCAATTGAATGTATCTTGAATACAGCCGTGCACGGTAAAGGGTTTTCTTCTAAGGACTTTAATAAAGTTCTATTTCGCGTTATATGGGTGGAACAATTGGAATTTTAGGATTTATCTTCTTTATTTGTTTCGTAATTCACGTAATTCAAACGATTCTAAATTTTTATGAGGGTTCAAATTAGGGCTTGATACAGTTCGTAAGATGGTCTACGTTAAACCATCTAAAACTGGGTGCAACTCCCAGCAAGTCCACAATATGAGAAAACTTCCTACAATTAAATATTTGAGGAAGAATGACCCAGACCCATTTGGGTATAATGGAATGTATCATTCGTGGTGTAAGAAGATAGAGATAGCTAAGAAACTGCCCTGGGATAGGGAAATGGAGGTTTTAATACATGAATTCCTACATTTTTTACAAGACAGGTATAAGGGACACATAAGGGCAATGAACGATGACGATTTTGTTAGGTATAACGAAACAAACGATTATGCCCAGAAAATTTGCCGCTTAATCGTTCAAGATAGGTTTAAAAAATTATTTAAAAAGCATGGACGAATTAGAAGTAAAAGAAAGAATAGAAACCCCACCGATTAAACACACTGTTGGTGGAAATTGGTATACCCACAAGGGGGGCCGCCCTCGTGTTGTCAGTAAAGAGACTTTAAAAATGTTAGAGGCCGCTTTTAATATGGGTTGTAAGGATGCAGAAGCTGCTCTTTTTGCGGGAATTGCCTACTCTACTTTAAAGAATTATCAAACCGAACATCCAGAATTTTTAGAACAGAAAGAATTGTGGAAACAATCTCCCACGCTAAAGGCCAGAAAGATGGTGGTAGATAATTTAGACAAGAATCTTACTAATGCACAGTGGTTTTTACAACGAAAGGCCCCAGATGAGTTTGCGGAAAAACAAGAGATTGGCGTTACTTCAAGAATTTTAATAATGGATGACCAACCGCAATTAGAAACAATTGAACCTCCAAAAGAAACTAAACTTTTAGAAGAATAATGCCCACTGGTATATATAAACATAGTAAAGAGCAAGATATACATATTAGTGAGGCACTAAAATTGGCATATGCAAATGGTAGAAGACCCACGGGAATGAAGGGGTCACACCAATCTCCAGAAGCTAAAGAAAAAATTAGAAAGGCACGGATAGGAACCCACTCGTCAGTAGAGACGAGGTTAAGACAAAGTAATTCACAAAAAAGTATAAAAAACTGGAATTATAAGGGTGGAATTACCCCAGAGAATAAGGCAATAAGGAGTAGTGTAGAATATAGATTGTGGAGGGAGTCTGTTTATGCTAGAGATGGCTGGACTTGTCAAAAATGTAAAATTAAGGGTGGAAAACTAAATCCTCATCACTTAAAAAACTTTGCACAATATCCCGAGTTACGATTTGCGATAGACAATGGAATAACTTTATGCACAGGGTGTCACACATTATTTCATAAAATATTTGGTAGACAGAACAATACGAGAGAACAGATAGAAGAATTTCTTAAACAATAAATCAATCCAATGTCAGAACAAATTGAAGAAAGAATACGGTTTTCTGACTTGGTACATTGGACACCAAAACAAACTGAGGCAGTTAATGCACTAAGGACATCAAAATATATTTTATACGGAGGTGCAATGGCGGGTGGAAAGTCCTACTGGTTGCGTTGGACATTGGTATATTTATTGGTCAGTTGGTATGCTAAGTTAGGAATAAGCGGAATAGTGGTGGGTTTATTTTGTGAAGATTATCCAACCCTAGAAGACCGTCATTTAAGTAAAATTAAATTTGAATTTCCCTCTTGGTTAGGAACTTATAATCAGCAATCTCACGATTTTACTTTAAAGAAAGAATACGGGGCGGGAACAATCGCCTTTAGAAATTTAGATAATATTAGTAAGTATAAATCTGCCGAGTTCGCTGCCATAGCCGTAGACGAGTTAACAAATGACTTAGAAGAAATATTTACTTACCTTAGAACCCGCTTAAGATGGCCGGGTATATCAGAACCAAAGTTTCTTGGAGCCACAAATCCAGGGGGAATAGGACATAATTGGGTAAAAAAGATTTGGATAGACCACGAATTTGATAAAAACGAGAAAGAATCAGATAAATTCTGCTTTATTAAGGCTAAAGTAGATGATAATCCATATATAGACCCCTCTTATATCATTTCCCTTGACTCTCTTCCAGAAAAACTTAGAAAAGCATACAGAGAGGGAGATTGGGACGTGTTTGAGGGTCAGTATTTTACGGAGTGGAGTCATGAAAAGCACGTAGTTAAACCATACGATATTCCCACTTCATGGAAAAAAATAAGAACCATAGATGTTGGTGGGCATAATGGAATAACTTGTTGCTACTGGCTGGCTATTGACTACGACGGGAAGGTTCACGTTTATCGAGAATATTATGGAACCCAAAGAGATGCAGACGAGCACGCAGAGAATATAACTAAACTCAGTAATGGAGAAATGTACTCCTATACCGTAATAGATTCTTCTGCTTTTGATAAAATTGGTATGCCAGAAAGTATTGCCGAAGTATATATGCGGCACGGTGTAGAGGGTTTTATTCCGTCAAGTAAGAATAGAATTGCTGGTTGGAACTTTATGCACCAATACCTTAGGTGGGACGACAATACACCGCCTAAAATAGTTTTCTTTGATACCTGTATAAACGCCATAAGAACAATTCCATCACTAGTTTTTGACGATATACACCCAGATGATGTTGATACGAAGGGTGAAGACCACTGTGTGGTTGGTAATACAAAAATATATACAACCGAGGGAATAAAAGAAATCGGAGACTTAATTGGAAAAGATGGTTATTGTTATGGCTGGAATGGAGAAAGAATTGGTGTAACTAAATTTTATAATGTTAGAAAAACAAGAAAAAACGCAGAAATTTGGGAACTTGGACTAGATGACGGTAGTATTCTAAGGGCAACCCCAGACCACAGAATAATGTTAAGGAGTGGGGAATATAAAGAATTAAAAGACCTGTCTATCGGAGAAAGTTTGATGCCCATTTATACTTGTGTTGACCATCATGGGCACTTAAGCATAAATTTAAACCACAAGAAAGAAAAAATGTCTGCCCAAAAAATGGTTTATGAAGACATTATTGGACATATAAATGATAGTTGGACAAATAATGTTCACCACAAAGATTTTGATAAATTCAATAATAATCCAGATAATTTAGAACTATTAACCAGGGCTGAACATTGTCGTTTACACGCAAAGAATAGAAAAAATCCCACAGAACAAACAAGAATAAAGTTAAGAGAGGAACAAAATAGAAGGTTCTTAAGTAATGAATACAGAAAGAGGAATATTGCCCAATTATTGTCTGTGAATAATCTATCAAAGGCTTGGCACAAAAGCGATGAAGGACACAAGTGGCACATAGAACATGCAAAACTTGTTGCAATTAAAATGAAAGATGCTCCACTCATTAAAATGGAGTGTCCAGTCTGTCATAAAGAATTTTTGGCACGAGATAAAAAAAGAAAATTTTGTTCTAATAATTGTAAGGCAGTAAAGGGAAGAAGGGTTAAGGGTTCTTTGCCCATAGATTCAATTTTTATGGGTTACAAAAAGAAATATCAACCGATATATTCTAATTACAATCACAAAGTATCTTATGTAAAATTTATTGGACACGAAGACACTTATGACGTAACAACTGACTTTGGTAACTTTGCTACAGACAAAATAATTATTCATAACAGTGCAGATTCTATTAGGTATGCATTGCAAACACTAAGAGAAACAAAAACAGATAAACCAATTACCGCTGCAGAAAAAAGAATAAAAGAGTTATATAAGGAAGAGAACAATTTCACTATTTAATAAACTAAAATGTCACAGAAGAAATATTCCACTGTTAAAAACCTAAAAGAAGATGAACCAAAAAAGTCTTTTACTCCGAACGAGAAAGATAAGGAGATTTTAGATTTCGTATCGGAAAGGGTTTCTGCCATGAAAGACGCTCGCAAGAATGTCTTTGGAGAAAATCTTGATGAAAAATGGAGGGGCATAGATAAGGAATATACTCCTAAAAAGGTGGAAGAATTAAAGGGTGGAAAAAGACTTGAAGCCAATGATGAGACTGGCTTAAGGTCAGTTCTTGTTCCGGTAGGAAATGCTACCGACGATTGGAGACAACATAATTCTGACCCTATCTTAATGACAAAGGTTCTTTCGGCAATGGCCATTATTATAGACAGAGACCCAGAGGCTTCTTTTTCTGCCGTTTCTAAAAGATTTGTTGGAACCAGTGCTTTAGCCCACGCCATTTGGAAATCTAGTTGGTTAACAGATAGGTCTAAACTACAATTGAAATTATTCTGTTTTAACTTAGTTAAATACGGTTGGGCTATTGGAAGAACCTACCCCAAGATTTTAAAAAGAGAGAAGAGTGTTTTAACCCAATATGATTCCGAAGACCCCACCAAGAATGTTTATGAGAAAAAGATAATTACAGATTTTAATGGTGTCCATAGGGAGAACCTAGATGTTTATAATACGTGGATAGACGAGATGACTCGTCCATTTGACCAATTCTCAATGAACGATTGGTGTTTTAATAAAGATTATAATTACGATTCCGCTAAGTTAGAGTTTGGAGATTATCCAAATTGGCAGTTCGTATCAAAGAATTCATATCTTAGTAGAGAAAATGAAGAGGATACCAATAGGACAGATTTGGTTACCATAGAATTTTACGAAAATAAGAATAAAGACCTTTACACAATTCGTGTTCCGAGTTCTAATATTTTATTATATTCTGGACCACTTCCAAATGATGACGGAAAATTATCTTGTTGGCAGGGTCCTTGGTTATTAAAAGATTCTAGAACTCCTTATGGATTATGCCTTTGGGACCAGATAAAACAGAAAAAAGGTTTATATGATAAGATGCTTAATATGACAATGGACCAATTGGTCTTGTCTATATTTAAGATGTTTTTCTTTACTGGCACGAGTGGAATCAATGCCTCTACCGAAATTAAAATTGAACCAGGAAAGGGTGTCCAAAATTATGGTGGTAAAGTAGATTGGTTAGATGTTCCAGGACCAGGAGAAGATGCCTTTAATGGATTGAGATATATTAAAGCTGGAATGGATGACGATTCTGGTATTACCCCAACCTTACAGGGAGAGGTTACTGGGAAAACACTTGGAGAAACCCTTCAGGCAAAAGAATCTGCCCTAAAGAGGATGAATGACCCAATTAATAATATATCAAATGTACTTGCGGATGAAGCATATATTTCTCTTAGTTGGCTACAACAGACATTGAGCACTCCTGAGATTAAGCAGTTCGTGTCAGAAGAAGAAATGGATTTGTTTAATGAAGAGAACGGGAAAAATCCAAACCAAATGGAGTCTCAAAATAATCCAGAAACTGGACAATTAGAGGGAATTACTGCCTCGTATTTACCAGAAGTTTCTCTTAACATAGAAAAGGATACCCTTTTTGAAACAAAAGAAACCCGCTTCTTAAATATAGGAACAGATATTCCAGTATCTAAATTAAAGTGGGAGGGTATTATAACCGTTAAACCTACTTCATTACTTACTCCCTCAGAAGAATTAGAAAAACAACAGACAGACGAATTATGGAATTTGGTTTCACCATTATTCCAGTTCCCGCCAGAATTATATGCCAAGGGTGTTAAGGAGTTATTTATTAAACACAACATAGACTTTGATAGGTGGCTTCCAGATGCTTGGTTACAATTTTTAGAAACAGGGACAACCCCGCAAGCAGAACAACAGGAGGAACAACAGAATCAGTTATTTACTGACCCAGCACAAGAACAACTCGCTGGAATTATGTCAGAGATACAGGGACAAAAGGGTGGGCAACAGGGTGGGCAAGGAGGTGCTAATGCTGCCGCTGGTGAAACTATGAAATTCGGACAAAATATGACCCCGCCAGTTCCACAAACAGTTGTACCAAAAAATGAAGTTAGCGGGACAAATTCTAATCGCTCCCCTAACGGCCTTGGGAAAATTTTTTAATCAATAATGAATAAACTTCGGGATAAACAAATAGAAAGTATTTACCGAGACCAACGTTTCGATTCTGTTTTGGAATTATTAAAAGAACTTTCTACAATAGACTTAGAAGTTAGTTGTAAGGGTGAGAACGAATTCCAAACAATTTGGAATATAGCGTTTAGAGAGGGTCGCATACAGGCGTATAAGGATTTTATAAAAGAATTGGATAAACGATTAGAAAATGCTAACTAATAAAAATGAAATGGTATTCCCAGTGGATGGGAAGAAACAAAGTTTCACGCTTGGGTTCGACCCCAAAGAGTCGGACTTCGCTACGGTTAATTTTTATAAGGATGAAAAAATAGTTTCTACTGTTAAGATAAATAAGAACGACCTGCTATTCTTTATGTTCTCAATTTTAGGAGAAGAACAACAGTCTGATTTATTAGAAAAATGGGAGTCGTATTCAATACCAGCATTTTCGAGACGTATACAAATAGAGGCGAGAGAAGATATTCCTAAGGGGGGGAAAATATCTCTAGATTATTTAATAGACATTAACGAAATTATAAAAGAGATAAAAGATAGGCGTCTTAAATAAATTATGCCAAGGGGAATTTATAAACATCAAAAACTTAGTGAGGTGGCCAAGAAGAAATTACATGACTTTTGGATTGGGAAGAAAAAGTCCCCAGAATCTAAATTAAAATTAAGTATATCTAGGCGGGGGGTATTCAGAACAGAGATAGAGAAGAAACATATGAGCGATGGACACAAAAGGCATCCAACTAAATATTGGTTAGGGAAACATCTTCCCGAAAGTGTTAAAAAGAAAATGAGTGAAAGCCATATTGGCAGAAAATTACCCGAAAGTGTTCGTCGGAATATGTCCGTTGCCAGAGCGGGAAAAAACAATCCAAATTATAAGGGTGGAATTACTCCGTTAAATCATAAAATTAGAGGTAGTATTGAATATAAATTGTGGAGAGAATCTATCTTTAGTAGGGATAACTTTACTTGCCAAAAATGTGGACAATGGGGCGGGAGATTACGGGCTCATCATATAAATAATTTTTCTTCTTATTTATCTTTAAGACTTGCAATAGACAATGGAATAACGCTTTGTAATAATTGTCACTTAAAATTTCATAATAAATATGGAAGGGATAATAATACAAAAGAACAATTAGAGGAATATTTAAATAAGAAATAACTTTTAGAGAACTGGTCGATTTTAAAAATAATTCGTGGTTCACCCACACGTAAATCAGGGTGTAAAAAATTATGATAAAAAAATCAAAAGTAGTAAGGGTAAGAGGGGTTACCGATGGTGCCTTTAAAATATTGGTAGACAAGGTAACCGAACTTGCAAAAACTGTTGAGGACGACCGCAAGGAACTTCTCGATAAAATAAATGCACTCACTCCACAGGTGGAAGAAAAGGCATTTAAGATAAATGCACCTCCGCCAATATATGAGGACAAGTCTATTCCCAAAGAATGGGTAGACTATGCGAAAAATATATTGGGAGAAGACTTTGGAGTAGATATGCAATACACTCCAAATGGAATGGTTTCATTTAGTATAATTGTTCCAATAGATAAATCTAATACCAAGAAAGAATTGCTTATTGGTGGAAAAGATATAAGGTCTAAAATATTTTCTCCAAAAGACATAGACGTTGGAATAGAAAATTTCTGCGAGTTGGTCGCCAAAAACTTAGGAATTAAATAGTATGAAAATAATAACAAATCCGGAGAAGGGTGAAGAAATGTTAAATGATGCTGACGAGGCAATGATTAAAATTCGTGAGTGGGAGGGTAAAAAAATAAAGAGTGTTGTTAAAAAATTTGTTAGTAATGCCAAACAAATTCCAGAGATGGTTAGACAAACAAAGGCTACTAATGCCAGCATTGCCTTAAATAGAAAGATGTCTAAACGATTAGCAGAAGTAAGAAGAAATAAGAATAAGAAGTAATATGCCACTTACACATAACGTTTCTAAAAATATAAAAGAACTCTATGCCGACAATAAAAAGTCTGGCAAAGAGAGGGGTGCGAATGGTAAGTCTCGCAGTAGAAAACAAATTATAGCAATTGCTATGTCTGCTGCTGGTAAATCTAAACATAAAAAATAAACACCATGAAATTATCAATTAATGAGAGAATTTTAGCATTGGGTATTTTAAATCAATTTAAAGGTAATCTTGACACAATGGCTAAGGTGTTGGATGATTTAAAATTAATTAGAATAGATGATAAGGAAGCAAAAGAAATTGAATTAACAACTGACGTAGATAGAATAACTTGGAAAAACGAGAAAGCGAAAGATAGGGAAATTGATTTATCAAAAGAAAGTATTGAGTGGATAAAGAAATTCATTAAAGAAAAAAATGATAAGGGAGAATTTACCTTATCGGATAAGGACATTATAGAGTTAGACAAGAAGTTAGTTTAACACGTTTACAATTTATTAAAGCTTGGAAACTTAAGGGGTTGGGATTATTCCCTAATCATTTCGCTTCCAAGCTTTCTGATTAGAGAATAAATCCAACTCCTTAGGGGGTTGTTTTTATTAATCCTAATTCTAGGTTTCGCCGCCTAGTTAAAATAATGGCGTAAAAAATTATGGAACAAGAGAATGAGGAAGTAAAAGAACTTTTTACTGAGGATGGCGATGCCGAAGAGGTTATCGTTCCCCCCCAGATAGAAGAGGTTGAGGAAACACCTGCGGAACCTTCCCCCGAAAAAAAGCCTGACGAAGAACCAGTGGTTGAAGAGAAATCAGAAACCCCTGAAGTACCCGTTGAAGAGCCTATTATAGTACCTGAACCAGTTGGACCAAAACCCGTTGAAGGGGAAACCCTTGTTGAACGGGCAAGAAGGTTTGAAATTGAGCGACTCCGAAAGTTATTAAAAGAGAAAAAGAAAACCGAATTCTTTAAGGATGAAGTTTCGGAGACGAAAGTCGAAGAACCCGTCGAAGATTCGGAAGTTCTCTCTCAATATAATCCAGAGGAGATTGCTAATTTCAGGAAGATTCTGAAAGTGGTTGCCAAAGATGAGGGACTCGCCTTTAGGGGCGATACCACACAAGACGCAAACAGTCAAGTCTTAGATGACTTTATTGAAAACCATCCAGAATACGACCCAAAAAATGACCCAGACAATTTACTCTGGGACAAGTTCAGAGAAGAGTTCTCTATCTACAAGAAACCGAATAATCCTAAGGATTTTAAAAAACTCTTAGAGAAAATTCATAACGAAATAGTGGGAACTTCAAAAATAGACCCAGCGACTGTTGCCGCCCAGCAGACAAAACTAAAAACTGCTGCCCACGGAGGAACAACAACCGCAAAGGTTACAAAAGAAAGTTCAATTTCTCCCGAATTAAAACCCTATTTAAAGGGATTTGATGACTCTGATTTTGAATAGTTAATAAAAAAACAACATGGTTGGATTTAAAGTCCTTAGTGATGTCAAAGATGGAGAGTGTTTAAAACTCCCCATTTCTGCACAAACCCTGTCTGCTGGTGATTTGATTGACCTTAGTGTAGGTGCAACCACTTGGGCTGCATGTACTGCTGCTTCACTTCACTATACTCGTAAGGCAATATGTATGGAAGCGGCTACATCCGCTGACACTGAAGTATTGGCTTATATTGTTACTGGTAACGAATTAGTAGAAGCCCAAACAGCCAATACTGTCGCTGCCGCTAACAATGGAGACAGGATGATACTAATCGACAAAAATACGGTCAGTGATACAGATTCCGATGCTACTGTCAAGGAAGTTTGCTTCTTGCAAATGAAACCTGGCTCTACCACTACTTCTGCCATTGGATATATTTTAGTTGGTTCTGGTGTCGCACCTTCTGCTGCTTAACAAATAATAATCTTACAATATGCCTGCTCCTTTAACTTTAGGACAAGCTGCTGACCTCGTAAATAAAGCTATACAAAACATATGGCTTAAGACGTCAACTCCCGAAGAGAAATATAAATCATATTTTAACTTCAGGACTACAACGGATTATTATGAGAAAGATAGCAGTCTGTCTGGCTTAGGCGAAGCCGATTACGTTAGTGAAAACGCCGTTATAACCTCCGATATTCCTGTACAGGGTTATGATAAATCGTATACTCAGGAAATGATTGCCAAATTACTTCCCATCTCTTATCAGATGTGGAAATTTGGAATTAAGAAAAGAGACTTAACAAACATCGTAGGTGAACTTAAAAAAGCTGACTTGCGAAAGAGAGAGAAATTGTGTGCTGAATTACTTACCAATGGTTGGTCTACTTCATACACCCATACTGGAAGTGCTGGTACAAAAACCATCGCTAACGTAGGTGGAGATGGGGTTGAACCATTTAGTATCGCCCACACAAGAGAAGACGGTGGAACCGATATGAACAATATTGTTTATGATGGCACTACCTACAATATGTCATTTGATTATGCGGCTTTAAAGGCTGCTCATTTGACTGCCTCTAAGTTTGTTGACCCCAGAGGAAATCCTGATTCTGCAAACCTTGATACCTTGGTTTGTAAGAAAGGTTCTTCTGTTTACTTCAAAGCTGTTGAAATCTTGGGAGCCATTAAGGCTGGCAAGATTCCAGAGTCTTTTGATAATGATGCGGCTGCCGTACCAGCATTCAAAATTATTGCTCTCGATTATTTAACCAATGATGCTTATTGGTTTATGTTCGATAGTTCTAAGATGAATGATTGGAATGGTTTTCAATTCATTGAATCAGAGGCACCTACACTTGATGAAACTCATACTGTCTATAAGACCAAAGAGATTCAGGTTTCTGAACACTCTATGTTTGCTTATGGCTTTAATGATATTGCCAGAATGTGGGTTGGCTCTCAAGGGAACAACACCTAAGCATAGTTATTAAAATCGCATAAGGTGGGTAGGGTAACCTGCCCACCCGTGTCGATTATTCGAATAAACTTAATAGTCTCGGAGTGGGTATGTGGAATAGACGCCGCTTACTATACACGAGACTTACAAAAATATGTCTACTATAGCTTCGAAGAATTATAGTTCACCTAAAAATATTAACTTAAAAGAAGGTATTTTAAGGTTTCACGCTACAAATTCTTCAAACCCATTGGGTTCTGTGTCCAATGGTTTATACGTTAATTCAAGTAATGAATTAGTATATGTAGCCCAAGGCGTTGAGAGTATTCTCGGCACCGCAGGTTCCCTTATTAATTATAGTTTGAATGATGGATATGATGATGGTCGAACCATCACTGTTGACGCTGGTGCGTTAACTTTAAATGGTGTCAATCAAGACACCGCTACATTGGCTTTAAATGCCGATGCCGCTTCTGGTGGTCCAATTGTACTATTCACGAATGCTGGTGCTGGTAATGATATTACTGGTACTAGTTCTACGTGGTCAGTATCTGCCGCCGGTGCTATTACTGGAACCTCTTTTGTTGGTCCCACTTTAACATCTGCCGCCAATTTGGATTTAGAAGCAACTGGAGCTGGAACAGTCTCTATTGCTACAACTTCAACCGGTGCCGTTACAATTGGTTCTACCCTAGTAATTACTGGGGGTGCTGATGCCACTGCACTTACAATTACCGCAGGAGATATTTTATTCTCTGATGGTAAAATTGGTCTTACAGACAATGACAATGAAACCATTTTAGCCCTGACTAGTTCAGGTCTATCAACTGGTTCTGCGGTTGTTGTTACTTGTAATGGTCTTACTGATGGAGACATTTTGAGATTAGTTACTACAGATGCAGGTCTTACAACTGGTTATTTTGTAGCCTGTGTTGAAGACGGCTCAGATGTCTTAACCATTGGAGATGATGGTGCTACTGTAATTGCTGGTTCAGCAACTGGTACTGCCGCTTTATCTATTACCGCTGGTGATTTCACTATGACAGACGGTGTTGTATCTATTACAAACACTGCCGATAGTGCTGCACTAACGATTGTTGCTGATGCTGCTACCGACAAAAATGTTATTGATGTAAATGCTGACGCAGTTACTACCGGTGTACTCTTACACTTAGATACTTCTGCCGCTTCATTTGCTGGTAAATACATTCAGTGTTATGATGGTGCCGCAGATGAATTTTCTGTTGCCGCCGATGGTGCAACCACGATTACAACTTCTGCCGCTGGTACAATTGGATTAACGATTGCTTCTGCCTCTACAACTGGTGATGCTTTAGATATTACCTGTACCGCACTTACAACTGGAGACGCTTTACAAATTACCAATAGTGCCGAAACATTCGCTGCTGGTGAATTGTTAAAGATTGTTAATACTGAAAATGGTAATATAAGTGCAACTCCCAAAACTGGGAACCTTGCCTCTATTACTTCTTCGGTTACACAAACAACTGCCAGTGCTTCGTTAGATTATGATACATTATTAATTAGCCGTTCAAATATTGCTAATTGTGATACATTTACCCTAACCGCTGCTGGTTCAGTGTTAAAGTTAATGAATACCTCTACCAATACTGCTGGTACTTGTACCGATAGCACTGTTGGTTTAGAAGTATTGATGGTTGACGGAGGAACTGCCGCTCCAACTGGAGATGCTGTTAAAATAACCTCTGTTGGTGTTGGTGCCAAGGCACTTAACATCGCTTCTGCTTCTACCTCTGTTTCTGATGTCTTAATTACAGGTTCTGGAGTTAAGGCTTCTACAAAGGCAGTTGCCGAAATTACTGGTTCTGGTGCTACCGCTGCTGGTGGTGCCATATTAAGAGTGTCTGCTACAGGAACTCCTGCCGCTGCCACTTCTTATCTTGCCGTATTCACCAATGCCGGTGGAACAATGTCAAGTAATCCTGTTTGTGTTTATATTAACGCAAAGGATTCTACTGCTGCCGCTTTACAGATAACTGGAAGTGGTGCTTCTGCTGGTGGTATGTTGGAATTAAATTCAACTACTGGTGGTGCCCTTGGTGCCGTATTGAAATTCAATCATACACCAGGTGCTGGTGCTGAAGCGGTTGGAGATGTTATCTCTCGTATCTTATTTACTGGTCAAGACGATGCTGATGCCGAAGAGGTATATGGCAGAATTGACTGTGTATTAAAAGATGCTGCTGCCGCTAATCCAGATGGTGCATTGGTATTCTATGCCGATAAGGCTGGAACAGCAACTCAACATCTCGCAATTGGTTGGGATAGTGTTGCTGACGCAACATTTGCTGGTATCTTAGTTGGTACTGGTGCCGCTTCAGGACTTATATCTTCGCAAGGTGCGTATGATTTAGTTCTCGAAACAAATGGAGGAACAAGTTCTGCTACAATCACAATTACCGATGGTGCTAATGGTGATATCACCTTAGTTCCTGGTACTGCTGGTCAAGTACAACTTACCGCTCCTTCATATGGACAAATTACTGCCGGTGCCGATGGTGCCGCAGTTCTAACAGTAGCAATGTGTGGTCTCTATACAATTGGCAATACAATTGCTAGAACCCTTACATTACCTGCCGTTTCTGGAACCGCTGGATTATGGTATACAATCAAAAAGACATCTGCCGATGCAGCTGCCGTTACGATTGATACCCCAGGTGCAGAAACCATTGATGGTGCCGCGACAAATGCCGAAGTTGACGCACAATATGACAGTATCACTATCGTAAGTGATGGTGCCAACTGGTGGGTAGTAAATAAAAAGATAGCAGCATAAAATAATGTTGCCTATTTGGTTACGTTAGTTATAAAGAGTGGGGAGGGGTAGATTCTCTCCCCACCAACCAAAACCGTAATTTTAATCTACAAAATTATGTCAAAAAGAAAATTTAAACTATCAAAGAAAGAATTAGAATATTTATATTTAATAAAAAGATTACCTATTTCAGAAATTGCTATTCTGGGAGGGGTAAATAAATTTGAACCATTTAGATGGTTTAAAAGATATGGTATTCCAAAAAGAAAGAGATTATCGTGGAATATGGGACTAAAGGGGGTTATGCCATCTGGGGACAAGTGTTCTAACTGGAGGGGTGGAAAACACTTATTAAAAACTGGTTATGTTACACTTAGAATTAATGGGAAGAATATATTTGAGCATAGATATGTAATAGAAAATTTTCTTAAAAGAAAATTAAATAAAGATGAATATGTTCACCACCTTAATGGAATTAGAAATGATAATAGAATAGAAAATTTGGCAGTCGTTTCTGCTAATAATCACGAACACGGGACACTTATTAAATTACAATCAAAAAGAATTAGAGAATTAGAGTGCGTTGTTAACAAGATAATTGCCGCTTAGAAATAGTTTCTCTCGGGGGTTCTCTAATTAGCAGAGCCCTCCCCGAAAGGGTTTGCCTATCAAACTGACTTTAAAAAATAATTTAAAATAACATAATATGTTTGTAAATAAAACACAAAGAGCGGTTGTTAGTTTTTCTTCTGCAGGAGACAATATAGTAATTGCTGCCCCAACAGACGGTGGAAGCATTGTAATCGACCACTTAAATCTTGTGCCAAATTCTGCGGTTACAATGACAATTAAGAGTGGTTCTACCGCAATTACTGGGGCATATTCATTAACCGCCAATCAAGGTTATACAATTGAAAATATAATGCACGACGAAGAGGGTGTATTAAAGTGTACTGCAGATGAAGCCTTTACAATCTCATTAGGTGGAGCAGTCCAGTGCAGCGGATTTGTAAACTATAGAATTATAAATCGCTAAATAATTAAATATGAGAAGAGAAAGATACGAGGCGATATTAAAAGATATTGCTTCTAAGCAATTAGAAAAGAGGCTCGCAATGAATGCCCTTTCTCAGGAGGAAACTATTGTTCGTGGTAAATCTTCCGAAGCCGCAATGTTGGTATCTGAACTTCACGATAAAGAAGTTTTACTTAATAGTTCTATTGACGAACTTGAAAAAGAGTTGTGTGATATACAAAAGACATTTAATAAATCTATTGGAGAAGATTTAGAAATTCTTTCTCGAGTAGAAAGGTCTTTTGATTTATATATTTCTTATATAGATGAAATGAATAAAAGGATTTCCGCAGAAGATAATACTCTTGCAGAAATTAAAGAAGCAGAAAATATCGCCCACCAAAGAATCGTTAAAGAAGAAAAGGTTCTTAGTGAGAAGGTCCGTGATTATAATATCTATAAAGAAAGATTGGAGAAAAAATATAAGGAGTTGTTTCCCAATACAAAGTTAATTTTATAAGATGAGTTATATTTCGCCCCAGGGAGAAGCTAGTACCAGTTCGGAAATTTCAATGGTAACAGGTCTTTTTGACCTGCCAATTTCTGGATTAGGAGAGTTTATTCGTAAAACTGGAACAGATAGTTTTGAAAATGCCACACCAGCAGAAATAGGATTAGGCTCGGTTACAATGGTTACTATATCTGCTTCTGATGGAATAGTCGGTTCAGTTACTAACCCTGGGTCTACACCAGAGATTGTTTTATCTTTGGGAGGTATAACTCCTACAACAGTTAATGGACTCACATTTACTTCAGCCTTAGTTGGTTTTACCATCGCCGGCGGAACTACTTCAAAGACACTTACGGTCCCATTAGATGCTTCTGTTTCTGGGACGAATACTGGCGATAATGCGGCTAATTCATCTTGTTTGGCTTTGGACCAGACCACCCCACAGACGATTATAAATGGCTTTCCATTATACGAAGATGCTCACGCTGATTTTACAGACCAACATCAATTGGTTGATAAAGAATATGTAGATAGTTCAGTCTTGAAAGTCGGTTCCAGATTCTATATGCTTGATGCCGCAGATGGAGATGTGGCTGCTTATAAGCAATGCTCAATAACTGCAAGTGCATTGGCAACTGCCAATGTTAGTGCTTCTGTAGATGCGGAAGCAGACACTCTAATTGAGGAATGGATTTCGCCAGCTGCCTTTACTTTTGAATTATTAAAAGCTGGTGTTTATGATTTAAATATATTTGCGGAAAAAACTGCTGGTAATAGAGCCGTTAGAGTATTTTGGCGTCTTTATGAAAGAAAAGCAGACACATCTGAAGTCTTAATAGCCACTTCAAATCTTAGTGAATTGGTTACATCAAAGGCAAGGTTAAGGGTATATTCTACGCTATCAACTGATTATACACCAGCAGCTGGTTCTCGTTTGGTTGGAAAAGTTTATTTTAATACTGTTAGTGGAAGCCAAAACACAACCTGTGTTTTATATTATCAAGGAGATGAAGACTCACATTGGCAAATTCCTATAAATCAAGAATTTTTAGATGCCAATTATCTAAAGTTATCTGGCGGAACGATGACTGGAGATATTTTGGGAGCCGTTAGTTTGGGTTCAACAGGAACAAGACTAACTAAGGGTTGGTTTGTAGATTTAGAGGCAACCAATGCAATTGCAGGAAGTGTAACGGGAAATGCTGGAACGGTAACTAATGCAACACTAACAACTGCATTAACCGTGAATACTGGAACAGTTACCCTTACGGGGAATGTCGCGAATAGTTCTGTCTTAACAATCGGAGCTGGTGCAGTATCGGTATCAGGTGCTAATACTGGAGATGGAACTTATGGAATTGCAAATACTAATTATGTAAAAATTGACGCTGCCGATGTAGCTGATAACGATTATGCTAAGTTTACTGCAAATGGCTTAGAAGGTAAAAGTTACTCAGAAGTTTTGTCAGATATAGGGGGTGCCGCCGCTGTCCATACCCACGAGGGAACAGCAATTCTTTCAACTAATGAGGCAGGTGGAACTAAATACTTAAGAGAAGATGGCGATGGAACTTGTAGCTGGCAGTCAGTTGCTGGTAGTGGCGATATGTTGCTTGGAACAGCACAAACCGTAACCGCACTTAAAACCTTTGATAAAGATAAGATAGCG